CTGCGCTTCAGTACAATCTCCAACTTTTTTCCCTTTTCCAAGATATTTATCAACTACCGCAGTAATTTTTGGAGCAATAGCTGAATTTTTCTGCATTAATTGACCTACTATAGTTTGGAACTCATCCATTAAAGCAGTAAAATTATATTCTTGTTCATCGGCATGTAAAGCGGCAGTGTGATTTTCTTCTGTCACTAATGTACCACCAGAGAGTTCTTCTTCTTTTTTAACAGCCTCCGCAATAGCATTTACTAAATTATCATAAGTAAAATCTATTACATCGGGAGTATATCTAAATCTTGAACCAGCAATAAATCTTGTAGTGCCTCTAAGGAAGAGTTTAGTTTTTTGTCCTTCATCAGTATCAACTATACGAGCATATCCTATAATATCACAAGTACGTTCACATACTAATCTTGCTCTTGGATCAAGAGTAGGAACAATCTGACTATATTCCTGACCAGCCTCATTCTTCATAGTTTTATCAGTATCATGACTAATAATAACTAGACCATAATCCATTTGAAGAATTTTTCTTAAACATTCATCGAACTCCGACTGTGCTAAAGCATATCCTTTACCATAAGGTATATCAGAGATATTATCATATGAAGTGGTTGCAGTAGATTCTCTATCGCAAATGTATTTTTTTACATACTCATAAGCTATATCACCAGTATCAATGACAACGGTTTGGAAAATCTTTTTTACTTCTTCATCTTTTAATTCAGTAAGAACTTTTTTAAATTCATTCCAAGAGTTGACGGGTTTTGCCATAACACCTGGAATAGCATTGTATCCTTTTTCAAAGGCTACTAACAGAGCGCCAGGGAATTGACTTGCAGTAGTTGTTTTACCAGTCTTAGGCGGTCCATAAAGAAATACTGAATAACCACGTAAATTTTTACTAACCTGATGCGGTTTAATATCTAATAGTGAATTACCCATATTATTATACCTCTTCTATCAAGTTGGGGCTTTAATTAAAAATTAAAGCCACCAGTTGTAGTTGTGTTTGCGGCAGGAGCTGCTTTCTGACCCTCTTTATACTCAACGTATCTCTGCTTTACAGTGCTAAGATAAACCTCTCTATCTGCGCTTGCCTTCTGAACCTCAGCCGCAGTAATTGTACTCTCATCATCCCACGCATAAGGCTCAGCCGCAGCACCTGTAATTACCCACTCTTTGCGACTTGTAGAAACTTCTCTTACATTAGCTTCACCAAATGCAGACTCTTCTGTATAAGTTGTAACTACTGTCGAAGAAATCTGACGACCCCAAACTTTTGTAAATACAGGAGTTTTATTTGTTGCTCCAAGACCTTCAAAATATGCAATAGCTTTCGGATTCTTTGCAATAAAATCAACTGGAAGAAGTGCGCCTCTAAAATCAAATATCGCGCCACGAACAACTGCTCTTTCTCCAAGCTGTCTTTCTTCATTTGCTTCCTGATGTGTTACACCAGTAATCAGCATATCAGCTTCAAAAGTATTACGAGTTTTCTCATCTTCAGAAATCGAAGGGACTCCATGAACAAATCCACCCTCATTTCTCTTGGCAGATACCAGTTCAATAGTGCCAGATCTATCAGTATAAAAATCATTCAGACCGATAGCCGAATCTATTCTTACCTTACCAGCGGCTTCTTTACCCACCTTCATAACAGTACCTACTGTACCGTCAATAACATTCTTAAGGAATGTAAAAGTGTTATTTGCCGCGCCTTTCGATGTAACAGCTGTTACATATGTGAAGTGTACGGGTACAACATTTAAACAATCATTATCTGTTGCAATGCTTATAGTACCAGAAATAAACTCTGTACCAGGATTCTTAGACTCCTTACCAGTTGTCTTAATGGTGAGATCATGCTCATACAGATAGCCTTCTAGATGGGTGCGATTAATCATATTTTTCATATTATTTGTTCTCCTTTGTTTTAATCTTCAATATTTATATTTTTTCCTTGTTCAGTTAAAGCATATACCACGGGGTTATCTCCCATTTTCTCAAAATATCCATCAGCAACAAGTTTTCTCATTGCTCCAGATACAACTCTTGAACCTAAGAATAATCCATCGGCTATTTCCTTTGACTTCCAAATAGGATGCTCTAAATGTTCTTTAGCATATTTTAATACTAATTTACCATTATCTGTAAATAATGGCTTTTCTTTTTCTTCAACCTATGTAAATGTATTCCAGTAAAATAAAACATTCTCAGGGATATCACTTTCATCAAGTTTACTCATTAAATTATCATTAACAAACTTAATAAATTCTGCTTTCTTTGACATAATTTGCTCTCTTTCTATTTATTAAAAATTG